TGATTTCACCTTCTTCCATACGTCGTCAGCGATTTGGTCAAACACGGGCCGCATAGCGGGATTGATGAAATCTCTTCCGGCGACATAACCACCGGTACCCGTTCCGTGCCCATACTGAATAAGAATGGCAACCGGTGTGCCACTGACCACGTTGGTGTTGTACCACTCGATTGTCGGTAGTCGACCTTTGATGATTCGATATCTCCACGAGTTGGCGGTTAACCTCGAATCGACCGGTGTTCCTTGGGAGAGAGCTTTGACGCCCATCTCGCCATAGCGATGGAAGTCGGAGTAAATATCTCCCTGAATAATTCGTTTGAGGAAGTCAACCGTCTTCTTGTGGTCTCCGCTACTTGAGACCCCGATCACGGTTAGACCGGTCGAGCGATCAAGTATCCCGTGTATTCGTTTCCTGCAGAGACGATCCCGAACGTGACCATACCAGCAGCGTAATTATGCAAAGTCACCTTTCGAGTATAAGTTCCGGGAGTACTGATAACCTCCAAAACATCAAGCGAATTGCCGTAATAAGTTTGTTCTGAAATCGCGTTCATCTTGGCGCCATATGTTGCCTTCTTTACAACACCTCCGGCGTCTCGAAGCTGAAGCACCGGACTTTGACCAGCGGCGGTAGAATAAATGAGCTGCTCTTTAGCCATAACAACCCATGGGACGTCAGCAACCGTGAACGTAACAACCATACCAGTACGGTCGGTAAAACCAAAGTTCGTAGCGTTCTGCGGTCCATTAATTTCTTTGATGATCGGCGTAGTTCTTGCGTAGAACTTCTGCAGTTGGTTCCAACCCGTAACACCGTCGCCGATTGCTATCACGGTTGGGTTAGAATCGGTTGCGATCATGATTCGACCAACAGCCTCAACCACGTTGTTGGTTGAGAAATAAGCCAACGTCGCCCGAATAGGGGCGTCTGTTGTAGGGACCCACAACCCGTTCTTACGAGCGTATGGAACATTATCCTGTACCGCTTCCGGAACTTGCCCAACAGGTCCAGTAAGCCCAATAGGGCCTCGAACATTCCCTGCGTTGATCAGTTGGCCATCGAAACGCCTAAGAATAAGATCATTACCGACGACATCACCATCGACAATGGCCGAATCTTCGATTGCTTTCATTCGTGGTGCTGTGTATCCGGTCACTTGTGCCATGATTCTCCTTCTTAGGTCGTACTAGTGGTGTCTACGATTTGGTAGGTTTCGGGATTTAGGAAGACGGCCTCTGCGTTTCGGATTTCAAACGTGGTTGCGTCTGTCATGATGATGAGGTTATCCTGTTCGGTAATTGCTGTCCAGGTTCCATCACCATTGTCCTCAATGCGAATCTGAGGAACATCCGCCATGTCAACGGTATCAGAAAGCACGTATGTTACGTTGTCCAAATATACAGCATTGATCTGAACGATCTGGAACAACGTGTTCGCACTATCGGTAAAGGAAATAAACCCATCTCGTAAAGACGTTGCTGTCCAGGTTCCATCACCATGATCGACAATCTTGATCCGATACCAGGCGTTCACAAAAGCGACCAAGTCAGGCATTGGAAGGAGGACGGCGTTTGCCCCTACGCTTCCGTACAAAAACTCTTCGAGTTCTTCCAAAAGCCAAACGTCAAGATCACGAGAATCAAGAACGATATGCGCAGTGGGGTGAAAGCCGGGAACTTCTTCAGGAACCGCTGTGATATCCCACTCAAACTCGACAAGAGAAGGATCGGCACCAACAGAACCATATGCTTTTTCACGTGGAATCGCTGTCACATTGTAGATGATATGAATCTTGTAGGCTACCGCTTCACCATCAAGATCGTTCCCGATCTGTGTGCGGTAACACAACCCGAACGATTGTGGTCGTTGGTCCGCATAGAACATCCCTCGTCGAGCTTCTGCTAGTCCCTCGAGTTCTACAAACTCATCAGGATATGTCACCGCCTTCATAGACGCCGAGAACTCGCCCAGAACAACAAGATCAGAGATCTTCATTCCGTCGTAATATACCGGTGTAGTTGTCTTGTTGAATTGCTCAATTACCGAAGTCAGCCCGTTCCAAGGAACCGCAGACCCGTCGGGCAAGAACAATACACCTCTATCCAGACCGGTCTCGTAGACACGATCTCCAACTTTGTCCCATACTAGCTGAGGCATGATCCTCCTCTCGTCATCCCTTGGTCCCTAATTCGGCTTTCCTTCGCTCATTCAACTCTCGGTTTCTTTGAGCGACTTCGTTACGAGACATCTTCTTCGGTTTGGAGTTCTTCAAATTACAGATCCGAACAAGTGCGAATAGTCGGTTCAGATGCCAGCTCTGACACTCGAACGGAATGTTGAACGAAACCACCCAGTAGTAGATCAGTTCTGAAGTGATTACCTCACCCTGACCCTTACGCTCCGGCATCTCACCGAAGGTAGTTGCAGATTGCTTAGAATCAATGTAGGCTTGCACCTCATCAAGATTCTCCTGCGAACACCTATAAAGAGCGTCAAGGTCGGGGTTTGGCGTGATTACCATGGCTTTTACGTAACCGAAGATCTCGTCTGTCGTTTTCTCCGTGCCACTCAAAAACGGCTTCTGGTATTCCGACTCCCATTTTGACACAGAGAGTAGAGAATGCTCTAGCTCAAAGACAACTGTTTGTGTCTCTTCGAAGGTCTGAGCGTCATCATTAAAGTACTCATCTCCTTCAATCGTAAGTTTGAGCATTCTCTACCTCCATGTAATGAAAGATCAGGGGACGTCGTAGAACCAGTCGTTGTCGACACCAGCGGTAAAGGCATAGCCAGAGGCCGGACGAGCTTCGACGATGGTGTCCACAGTAATAGTGACGTTTCCGGCCGGGACAACCACACCGTTGATGTAGTACGCCACACCAGTAACTGTAGGAATGGTGATGACCTTGGTGGTAGCGTTATAAACCGGCTGTGTCGGGGTAACTGTAGTAACCCCACCAGAGAACATCGTGATGACGGTGCCGGGCATTGGAAGAACCGGGTTGACGCCGGCCGTTCCATACAGCTGCTGTTCGAGAGCCGTCAGTGTGGCTGCCGCAACCTTGGTGGAGTCGATGGTGAGAAGGGCCGTAGGCTTCAGATTCGGCACGGCAACAGGAGAGGTTGAGAGCTCCCAGCTGAACGTGATGATCTCAGGCGACTCATTGATGGTGTTGTAGGCCTTCTCAGAAGGACTAGCAAAGCAACCGTACAAGAGATGAAGCTTGTACCCGAAGTCGTTGCCCTTAATGTCGTTACCCAGCTGCGACCGGTACGACAATCCAAAGGCCTTACGGCTCTGCTGCCCAACCAACACTCCCGGAGTGGGAATCGCCAGTCCATCAAACTGCATGAACTCATCGGGATAGGTGAAGGCCTCGACAGTAGCGCCGAACTCCTCCCGAGAATACAGGTTGAGATACTTGATGTTGTCGGCGTACATGGCGTTGGGCTCAGCGCCAGTAGGTGCCTCTGAAATACTGACGAGGCCATTCCAAGCCACACCGTTTGTGTAGTCGCCCTGAGCATTTGGAATGTAAAGGACGCCGTGATCGACGCCTGTCTCGTACACTCGTTTTCCGATCTCGTCCCAAACGAGAGCTGGCATGTTTTTCTCCTTCTAAAAGAAAAGGTTGTAGACGTCGTGGTTGAGGTTGTCGGCCGTAAAGAACCGATCGTATGAGCACAAGGGCAATTCGGCCACTCTTTCATGAATGTCGCTGTCGGGATTGATATCAATGACAGTGATCTGATAGCGCCTCATGTGTTTGTACGGCCTATTATCAGCAAATTCAGTTTCTTTGCTATCTCTTTGATAGACAATACATGGGTACTGCATCTGCAATGTGGGCGGTGGTTGAAAATACACTCTATTCGAACCAAGTAAACCCACCAAAAGCGCTTGCAGCTCAATTCGTTGGGCCATTGTACACACCCCCAAGGCTCAAGATAAGGCGAGGGCTCCTGACTTCGACCGTAGTCACAGTCCATGGAACCCCCGCCCATCTTACATACTTGATTTCGGAGAAATGCTGGAGGGCGTATTCATCGGCAACAACGCTGATTGAATTGGACACAGAAATATCGGAATTAACCTTGTCGGCATCTTCCAATGCTCTGCTGGTACGAATAACGTCGCCTTGGTATTGGTATTCGGTGATCTGATCCTTCCACACACCGGAACCCGGAGGTGTCTCTGCAGCTTCACCGTATCCAACCGCACCGAAGAAACGTGCCATCTCAGCTCCTTTAACTCAGTATTAGCGGGTGAACGTCCACTGGTCCTGAGCGTTGGTGGCGAAGTAGTACCCAGCGTTCGGGGTGGCCAGAACCTTGAGGCTCTGTCCGACGGCGAGCGCCGGCTGAGCGCCAGCAACCAGAGTTGCGCCGGTGGTCTCGTTCTTGTACGTAACCCCGGTCTGAGTCGGGATCGTCACAACGCCCGTCGACTTAACGAAAGTCGGAGAAGTGACCGGCTCGACCAAGACAGTCGCCGCAGCAACCCGACGAAGGACCATGGCCGACTTGACCTTGGTGAGAGCACCCGAGCACCGAGTCTCGATGAGGTACTTCATCTTGTTGTAGTCGATGTCGAAGTCGTCGAACATGCTGACGTTTCCGCCACTGTCCGCACCGAGCACGTAGTCGACCGGGTTGACGATGATGCCGATCATGTCGGGGTCATCCAACATCGCCTCAACGGCGACCACGTTGGCCACCCGAAGCTCAGCAGCCAGCTCGGCCAGCGTCTTGTACATCCGGTGTCCATCGGCATCACGAAGGAGCAGGAATCGAGCGATCCAATACTCAGTCGTGTAGAACGTCGGAAGACCCGTGCCCTTGAGCCGGAACCGGTTGGCGATAACTGAGTCAACAACTTCGGTCATCGACGAACCAGCGTCATCCACGTTGACGTTCACCGTAGTGGTGTACAGCTCGTGGTCCTTAGCGATGGGACGGATGTTCTGCTCGTTGATCTTGTCTTCGCTCGCCACATCACGACCGTCGCCCATCAGGATGGCACGAGCAAGCTCCTCGTCGAGCATGAGACGCATCTCGGCCTTGAGCCAAGCGATGACGTCGAAGTCGGTGATGTCAATGACATCGTCCCGGTCCAGCGCCTGCTTCTTGTAGATGGTCGTCGGGGTCGTGGTACGAGACGCAACCCCGAAGAACTCCTCACGCTTCAGGTTACCCTTGATGTAACCCTTGGCCCGAGCGGACTCGAAGGTCAGGTCGGCCGAAAGGGTCTTGATGCGGGAGAAGGGGCTCTTCCGGCAAGCACCAAGCAGGTCGGAGACCCACTCGGTACGCCTAGCGATCCACTCGGGGACATCAGAAATGGCCTTGGCGTCCGGGAACAACGTCTCAATGTTGGTGATCCCGTGGGCCAGGGCGTACTCGGTAACGGCGTGCTTGAGAGAGCCCGTCCGAGCAGCATCGCTGACAATGGTCTTCATGTCGTCGTGGGAAATAACCGGAGCCTTAGCCCCGTTTTTGTCTCCGCTTTCGAAAACGTTGCGCTTCATCTCGTTACCTTTCGTGTCATCGGTGGTGTTGTCGTCAAGATTACTCTGTGTCAGTGCGTCACCGGTGTTCGACTCGAGAGCCTCACCAATCATGAAGTGCACAAGTTCCTGCTGCTTAGGGGACATGGACTGGTAGACGTCGGAAATATCAGCGTTGTCGTCGTCCTCAATGGAAGACTGCGCCAGAGGCTCATCGTCACCATCAGTAGCTAGCGCTTCACCAATCATGAAGTGAACCACTTCTTGCTGCTTCTCGGTCATCGAGTTGTAGATGTCGGCGATGGTCTCGTCATCGTCGCCGTCCGAGGCGTGCTCAAGCTTGAGGCCGGTGTAAATAATGGCCTCATCGTCGAGAACGGTCTCGTCATCGTCAGAGTGACGAAGTGTCACATTCTCAATGAACGCACCGGGATTGGCACCTGAAAGCACGAGACTAACCTCACGAATCGCTCCATGAAGAACTCGTCCCGCCCGCTCAATGAGATCGTTGGCCCAGATAGACATCGCACTGATGTCGTTGTGCTCAACCAATCCTCGAGCGTGCTCGGCCTTACCGGACTTGTTGAAGAACCCATACCCGTAAACGCCGTCGGTACGGTTCTCAAGCACCACGTGCCCCAACACATTCTCGGGGTCATTGTGGCCATGCTGCCAAACGAGAGGCACCTGAAGAGTGTCCTGGTGCTTAAATGCGTCCGGCATGATGGTTCGGCCATCGGAGCACTTCAGCCCCGCTTTAGTGACATAGCCACTAAAATCGAAATCTGCTTCCATTTTGACTGTTCCTTTCTAAAGAGCTAGGCCACGGGTTCGGTAGATGCGTGTGGCATGTTACTGTTTCGGAGTTCATCCGCTTTCGGATCATTAGACGGGCCCATTCCCAGAAACCCTCGGAATTCGTTTGAGGACACAATCTCATTACGACCAAGCTTGTCAGCAATCTCTGCGAGATCGGCAACTGGAACAAGCTTGAATGGGTTTCTAAAGTAAAGAATCCGCTCAGCATTGTCCGTACCCTTAGGGCCAAGGAACGATCTCTGCATGGCTTCGACGACCGCATCAACGATGGGTTCGATTGTCCGGTTGAAGTAGTTGATCATAGCCTTTTCGTCAGCAGTACCATTCATGATCTCCTCGGTAATACCGAGTTGTCCGTACAGCATGTTGGTAAGGTACTCGACCTGCTTCAGGAGGTTGTTCTCGGTAGGACGGTTGAGCTGGGTGATCTTCTCAGTGGCGTCTGTATAAGCAATACCGTACTGACTTCCCTTCAACTGGAATTCGATGTCCTTACGTCGAGTCTCTGCCTGTTGCCTTCTGGCCTCAGACTTGATGACGTATGGAAGCTGAATAATGAGGTCTAGCTTACCTGAACTCGATGCCTCATCTACCGTGTCAAGAAGACTGAGTTTCCTCAGAAGTCTTTGCAAAGTTGAGTTCGGCTCATTCATTACGCTGTACAATGGGTTTTCAACGATTGCTACGAATCGTTTCTCCAACGTGACTTCTTCTCGTGCACCTTTCTCTTCGTTGTAGACGCTAAGCCGAACATGCTTCGGATACCAGTTTACGATCTCCCCCACACGAAGTGAGTAGATGTCGAAGATCTCATTGGTGTTTGGATTGATGGTAGTGTCCACTGGGACAAGCGCAGCCACACCCTTATCGAAAAGAGACATGACGATGTCTTGCCTAAAAGCACGAGGCGACTGGTCAATATTTGGCTCGAGTTGCAGGCAATCATTTAGACGACTCTTCTTGTCCGCTTTGTACCGTCCGGCATCGTCAAGTTCGACATGGCGAATAGCGACCCCAGCGACGTCAATGCCGATTCTCGTGTAGATTGCCGAAATAATGGAACGCTCGTTGTACAACCGAAGCCTCGGTCGAGATGGCGAGATCGGCGAATATGAAACACCAGGGCTGTACTGAAGACCTGCCGGGGTATCGGTTACAACAAACGCATTCCACGCTTTCTTCACTCGTTCGACTATAGCCAAAGATCATCACCTCCTTTAATGCTCATCGATGGCTCTTTTTATCGGCTACTTTCGCTTTCTCGCAAAGACGGTGGCAGCGTCCTTAGCCATTTGGCTCTGTCGGTTCGCCATACCCTGAGACTCATTGCCAACAACGTCTCGAAGCAGGTTCTCAAACGGACCTCGCTTTGACCTGGCGTTCTGTGTGGCAACATTCGCACCAAGGTTGGCTGCAAAGCTAGCACCAGCAAGAACCTTCTTCTTGGTCCTTGGCGACATGACATTCGCTTTCTTCCCACTCGAATCCTTGCCGGTAATATACAGCTTGTCACCGCCCTTCAAAGCGATGTAATCTCTGACGCCCGCTTTACCAGCATTGATCCGAGCTTTCCTTCTGCCAAGTTCCTTAGCCCGTATCTTCCCAGCGCCTTGCAGGCCTTTGTTCCTTGAGACACTATTAGCGGACGTGTCAGTTAGAGCAAATATCGCCTTATCGCCCTTGCTTGCGGTTCCCTTTCCAACTCGATTCGCTCGTGCAAGTCGCTTTTGGTTCCGCTTACCCCACTTCATTCCCTTAACACCGAAGTGTTCTAGGAAATCCTCAACTTCTACTTCACTTGCCACGTCAACGTCCTTTCGCTTGTTTGAACAGAGAGAAGATCTCCGTTGTGTCGCCGTCGTTCCTCATTCAAATGCTTCTTTATTCGCTTTGTAGGCAATATACGCATCCATCAAAGCAGACACGTTGTCGATCTTCTCCTCAGCTCGCTTTTTGAGCAGCTTACGGTTTCCGTTCGTGTCCTCAAGAGTGATTGCATTACCCATAGCAAAGGACATGAGCACTTGGTCAAATATGAGCGCTCGTTCTTCAGCTAGAATCTTCAATTCACCAAGAGGAACCGATTCTGTCTTTGCGCCCTGCAGAACCTTCTCGATTCCAAAGGGACCGTTCTCTGCTTCCCACCGAGTGACAAACTCCTTAGCGTTGTACGGGTCGAAACCCAAACAACGAACGTCATACTGAGAGGCCATGATGAACTGGTCCAGATCATCATAGACTTCCATCATGTCAAGAACAGATCCTTCCAAAATATGGAGGCTGTCCTCACCGATGAACTCTTCGTACTTTGCTCGCATGGCGCCAGGAAGTTTCATCAACGTCAACGACGTAATATAGCTCCGAGTCTTGATCCCAAACGAGCCGTCAGGCAATGGGAACAGGAAAGTGAAAGCACAGAAGTCGTCTCCTTGTGAGAGGTCAGCACCAAGCGCACAGGGTGTCGTCCAGAACTCTCTAAACGGATGGGGCAATGTCTCTTCGTACGTGAAGAAGTACGTGTAGCCCTCCATCGGGATACCGAATCGCTTCGCCAGAATGTCATTCCGAGCAGCAGGTGCCTTTTCGGCCCTTTCTACATCCAAATGATAGACGTCATAGGTAACGGTCTTCCCAAGATTTGGATTTGCCTTCAACCATGTAGACGGATCGGCAACTTCCTCAAGATCGTCTAGTTTGTAGTGCCAGATCGAAATGTGCGGTGCGTCGTAGTCACCCTTAAGGATGTTGGCGAGTTCCATTTTGATAGTGTCACCGGAACCGTTACGAACAGTCCCTTCTGAGCTGATGGCAACGATGAGATAGTCCTCCATCTTCGAAGCGCCCTGCTCGATAGCCCCAACAACGTCCTCTCGGATGTCACCAGACAACCACTCGTCGATGGTCGACACTTTAGGACGGAGTCCTTGCAGTTTGTTGATCGCCATGGGCCGAATCTCAAGAAGAGAGCCGGTCAGAAAGTTCTCGACACCCTTCTTGGTCGACGCAAGCTTCTGTCGCATGGCGTTTGGGCCGGTTGTGTTACGAACAGACCCCTCGGTAAGGAATCTGAACAGCGGCCCTCTCGCCCTAGTGATGGCAGTTCGAAAGGGAGACATCACCTCTTCTGCCTGCTTCATTGTCGGAGCAGTAGTGATCTGGTGCGTCGTTGCCGTGTCCACATTGAGGAAGTACGCTTGAATGCAGAAGGCGTACATCGACTTAGCAGCGCCTCTGGCAACAATGAGGTACTGCTTTGTGACCAGCCGTTTCTTGATCAGCTTCTTGACGTAGGTGTCTTTGGCTGGATCATAGATACTGCGTTCGACGTAGTAGTACCAACCAAAGATCTGCTCGGACCACACCTTGAAGGTGTCCAATAGATGCAAATCGCTGCCATCAGTTAGGGTTAGCTCCCATTCGCAGTACTTGATGAAGCCCTCAACCGCTTCCGAATCATAGTAAATGTTCGGATCAGCAATCAAGTCATCGATGCGGTTCATCTCTTGCGATACCTCACGGTTAACCGGAATTTCTCCGCTTAGAACCGCATCCCGAAATTCGCCGTAGTAACGAGGTGTGGCTGTATTGGATAAACTCAATTAAACCACACTCCTTCCTTACTTAGGGCGAGCCTTAGTTAGCGACTTCGAAATAGCTTGACCCGCTGGCGATTTTGCGAAAGCAATAGCGCTGTTAACTGTAGCGCCAGTCGCCAAAGCAGCAACCACGAACTTTTTTCCTTTGGCTAGCTTGCTCGGAGGCTGAAGTTGGCTGTATCTCCGCTCAAGATCCATCCGCTGATTGAACGCCTGAAGATCTTTGTTCGTCAGCGCTTTAGCTGAACCACCTCTTTTTGCTTTCTTCTGAATGGCCGCAACTTGCCGAGCCTCTTTCGAAGAACCTTGCCGTTGGGCCTTGGGCTGAGACTTGCCACCAGAACGGCGGCGAGTCCCCCACTTCATTCCCTTGACGCCATAATGCTCGAGGAAATCGTCGACTTCACTCATACAACTTCCCCTGTCGGTGTCGGCACTGGAATAAGATTTCCTTCTCGCAGCAAACTGAGACGAACTTCATGTTCCAGAATCTCATCCTTCATGGCCTGAATGAGAAAGGATGTGCTGGGGGGATCAAATAACATCCGAGTTTTCATGAAGATGTACGTCTTCACCATGCTCAATTGATTGGTCGGAAGCGCAAGTGCGTCCCATAGAACGGTATTATCTTCAATCGCTAATCCAACCGCAGGTCCAATTCCGAGTTGCTGCAAGTTCGACAAGGCGCTGTTGATGTGTGTAATAACATCGAGATCGAATGGAGTGTAGGTTTCCCCAAGACCAAGGATCTTCTTTGTGCTTGTGAGAATACTATTCTCCATGGTTACCTCCTCACCAAAGTTTGGTGTCGTTGGGGCTTCTCGCCATAACAACTTTCGGATATGGACTTGCTGACCCATAGTGAATGGCGTTATGGGTGTTGTGTGTCGTTGTGATCAGAAATTCCGGATCAAAAATCCATTCTTCTTGGTTCAAGATGTCGTCGACATCCATCGGATTGATGTGATGGATCAGTGGACCAATATGAATCTCGTAGCCAGGAATTCCTAGATCACAACCCTCGTCTCTGATGGCGACTTGCCGACGAAGACTCTTCCATTCGGATGACATGTAGAATAACTGGTTGACGTGGCGGTCAAAGCCGAATGTCGCTCGACCAACGCCACCACCCAATCGCAAGTATTCCAATCGCTCATCGAATGTACGATACTGAAGCATCTCAGTATGGGTCTTCAAAGTCGTCTTCATCGTCGAAGCCTGGTGTCGGTTGGCCTGAATATGTCCGCATGGCATTGAGCGCCGACTCGTACAAGTCTTCAATGCGCTTAGACGAAGCCATCTGATCAACCTTTGCGCTAAGAAGTAGGTTCTCCCGCTCAAGTTTTGATTGCTCTAGACGTTCTCTTGTGGAGCCCAGCTTCAGAAAATGCGTTATAACTTGAGCCGATGCTGTTCCGTTCGTCAACTGGTTTTCGGCCAGATCCGCAGCGAGGGAAATAAGCTGCATCTCTCGACCTTCTGGTGTTGTCGCAGGACGAAGCGGTTTACGATTTGACCGACGGTCAGCCATCTCCCTCCTTTCAAAGTTGCTGCGGATCTGGCGTGTTGTAACTACAGACGAGTTCCGGAACGGCCTCGGTCACCGAAACCGTACTGGCGAGCTCCGATGAGCGCAGCGCCAATAACAATCAGGATGATGTCACGAGTCAGCGAGTACGGCCGATCATCGAGAAGCCCAAACAGTAGGTCAACGCCCCCAATAAGGAGACAAATGACACCGAGGACCAGTAGGATAAGGCCAACGACACCCTGACCGCTCTCGCCCTGAACGAAGCCAGGATCAACCTTCGGAGACCTCTCGGCGTTAGGCACGAGGTAAATAAGAAGGCCGCTAAGAATACTCAAACCAGCTGATCGAGCAGACTCGCCGGCTGACAAACCTCCGCCAGTTGACGTGAGGAAAGTAATAAGCGCAGTGACTACCGTAGCAGCCACCGCCTTCCAGGATTCCTGAACGAGACTCATGATGCTCCTTGTGTGGGTCGTTTCTTTCGTGGTGAACGTGGTGGTTTCGTGGCAGCTAGATCTACGGCGACACCGGCAGCTAGATCTCTAGCGTTGCTAGCTGCTGTTTCGACTCTGCCTGTGGTTGCCGCACCCTCTTCTACAACAACGGTAATGTGTTGAAGGATTGGGACGAAGCTTTCAATCAATCTGGACGTATCACGGGCAACATCCACAGCTACGTCAGCTTTGTCTGCTGCTAGTTCGGCTTTAGTGACCGCTGTTTCAGCCAAACTGGCGGCGTCTTTCAAACGATCAGTAAGTGTCCAAATCCCAGCATCTGTAATAGTCGGTTTAGCCGACTCTTGTCTTTGCCTAACCAAGTAACCGAGACTAAACAAAACAATGCTCAAGACGACGAGAACAATTACTTGAACCCCTTCTTCCATTTTGACTCTTCCTTTCTAATCACGGTGGAAGGATGCCTGGAAGAATCGGGTTCTGAGCAGGCACCGTTGTGGTTGTTGTCGTGGTTGGGGGAACTGTCGTTGTTGGTGCGGCTGGGCCTTGTGGGCCTTGTGGGCCTTGTGGGCCTTGTGGGCCTTGTGGGCCTCCCGGTCCAATGGGTCCTGGTCCTCCTTGTTTACCCTCTGAGCCTATCGCTCCCGGCGTACCTGGAGTACCTACTGCTCCTGGAAGACCTTGTGGGCCCGCGGGACCCGTAAGTCCAGACACACCTTGTTCACCGGTAGCGCCGATCGCCCCTAAAGGGGGCGGCTCAGGTGCAGGAAGAAGCACAGACTTAACTTCGCCCGATCTTAGTGATCCGCAGTCAAGGGCCTCGACCATCGCAAGACGCTCGCCTCGATAGTCAGCAGCCTCTTGATTCTGTGACTCTTGAATGGCGATCTGTTCTGTAGTTGCCCCCGGGCCGAGGATACGAGGAGCTGTCAAACGGTTAAGTAGCTCTACCCCTAGGGCGACGCCGTCGCCGTTTACCCGACAATTCTCTTCTGCTGCCCGTCGAGCCTCATCACGATTAGTAATGCTGACCCACAATACACCGACTGTGTTAAGAACACTAAGTACAGCAAGCAAACAGAAAGCAATAATACCCACGCTTCGACGCACTTCAGGAAGCGGGGCTTTCTCTTGTTTGATTAGTCGTTCAGTAACGTTGCTCATTCAGTAACTAGCCTCGCTCTCGGTGCTCGCCGGGGTTTGGGTTTTATTTCCAACCGCTTCTCTCGCTCAAGGCAGTCAAACAAACGCGCGTTCAGATCTTCGAGTTGCAGATGAGCTAGTGCAACCGAAGACCGAAATTCGGCTGCTTCTTCTCGAAGCTTTGTTACCTCAGCCCGAGCCAACCCTGCTTCTGTACGCAACGCTGTCGCTTCTGCCTGGTATCTTTCAAGTTCTCCGCGCATAGACGCCCACAGATCCTCTGCTTTGCTAGCCTCGAGATTCCCACTCGTGGTCCGCCGAGTTGATAGATAGGTAATAAGCGCAACACTAACGGTACCAACTAATCCCACTACGACTGTGATTATCGGCTCCATGCATTCCTTTCTAGAAGGCTGAGACGGCTACCCTCGTCGTTGAAGATAGCCGTCTCATTGGTTAGAAGGTTCCGGAATTCAGCTTGCGCTGGAGAGCTGCTGTCGTGTTGGGACCCCATTCCCCATCCTGGCCAACACCGACATAGCGCTGAAGACCCTTAACGGTGTTGGGCCCAACCTCTCCGTCAATGCCTACAGGACCGGCCATAGCGTTGAGACGCTGCTGCAAATATCGACCGGTGCTGGTCTTAACCTTGGGCCGGAAGGTGACCACCTTGTTGTTGACGGTGTGGGCCAGATCTCCGTCGATGATGAGGTCGGGGCCAGGCTCCGTCTCGCTCAGGCGACGCTGCAGAGCCTTGGCAGTGTTCGGACCAAAGTCACCATCCACTGCAAGCCCACCACCCGGAGTGGGAGCGGGAGGAGGGGGCTGCGGAACATTCTTGAAGTCGATACGAATACACGGCTTGTTCCAGTAACTCTTGTGGCGCTTACGCCTGTAATACCCACCACCATCACGCTGAGATCCTGCGGAGCCGGGCGAAGTGTTACCTTCCAGGGTAATAACGTAGTCGCCCTGCTCAGCCTCGACGATGCCCGTGTGCCCAGGACCCCAATCGCTGCCGTCATTGATTCGGCAAGCGGAATATCCAGGTCGGAACTCGTTAGTTCGCTTTCCGTTCTTACGAGCCCAGTCAAGAGACATGGCCACCGAAGCAAAGCGGTACTGGTCAGCGAGTCCACAGTGAGCATAAACCCACGACTCACCAATGGCGCACCAGGGAACCTTGTTGAACCCAAACCAAATACCGTACTTGGTGTTATTCGAGTTCGGCGGGGACTCAACTGTTCCGAGCTGTGCTCGTGCCAGGTTAAGGACGTCGAGAACGGTCCCAGTCATCCTTCGTCGCTCTCGTAGGTCACGTTGGGGTCCTGCGAGGGCTGCTCGACGTCGGGGTCAACGGCCAGGTCTTCGGGTGAGGACTGCTGAAGCATCT